TCAAGTTTTACTCTGCCGCTTTTTATTTTCATGACGTAGACAGGATAATAAGTCTTTTTTCAACTCACCCTTGGGTAATGCTCGTATCGTTGAATAAATCGTTGTATGGCTTACATTCATTGTTTGATCCAAATCAGGAAATGTCTTTAAACGCTTTGCTATTTGCTGAGGAGACCATAAACAACGGATCGCTTCAACAATAAATTTCCAGAGGATTGAATCGATTTTGAGTTTTCTGTGACCACGTCTACGTCTAGCAAAAGTGTTATCAGAAGCATATCGAGCTTGATAAACGTCATTGATGCTATTTCTTTTAAGCTCACGATAGATCGTACTAGGATGTCTTTTAATAAGTTCAGCAAATTTTCTGGCTGAAAAGCCTTCTTTTCTTGACTCAAGCATTAATGCAGTACGATCTTCAAAGTTAAGATGATGGTATGACAATTTTATATACTCCATAAACCCTTTAAATTAATTAGGTGGTTTATGTCGCACTTCAAGTTTTACTCTGCCGTCTTATGATAATCAACAAGCTGAGCAAATTTCTCTAATGGTGTAAGCCAATCTAACGCTTTTCTAGGACGAGTATTCAGTGACATGGCAACTTGATTTAAATAATGCTGATCTGCCTGATTTAAATCAATCCCTTTAGGTAAATATTGCCTAATTAAACCATTCATATTTTCGCATGTGCCTTTTTGCCAGGGTGAATGTGGGTCACAGAAATATACATCTATGCCTAAATCTTCTTCAAGTATTTTATGTTCTGCCATCTCGCGTCCACGGTCATAGGTCAACGTTTTACGCAGTTCTGCAGGTAAATATTTCAGAGCTTCAGTTAAAGCCTTGCGCACTGATTCTGCCTTTGCATCAGGTAATGTTGCCAAGATACAGAGCCGTGTATTTCGTTCAATAAGTGTTGCTATCGAACTTTTATTGTCTTTACCTTTAATTAAATCAGCTTCCCAATGACCCGGTATTTTTCTTTCTTGAACTTCGGCTGGGCGCTCATGAATAGTTTTAATATCCTGTAATATAGAATCTTTTTTAGGTTCACCGTTAGCTTTTCGCTTTTTATTTTCATGACGTAGACAGGATAATAAGTCTTTTTTCAACTCACCCTTGGGTAATGCTCGTATCGTTGAATAAATCGTTGTATGGCTTACATTCATTGTTTGATCCAAATCAGGAAATGTCTTTAAACGCTTTGCTATTTGCTGAGGAGACCATAAACAACGGATCGCTTCAACAATAAATTTCCAGAGGATTGAATCGATTTTGAGTTTTCTGTGACCACGTCTACGTCTAGCAAAAGTGTTATCAGAAGCATATCGAGCTTGATAAACGTCATTGATGCTATTTCTTTTAAGCTCACGATAGATCGTACTAGGATGTCTTTTAATAAGTTCAGCAAATTTTCTGGCTGAAAAGCCTTCTTTTCTTGACTCAAGCATTAATGCAGTACGATCTTCAAAGTTAAGATGATGGTATGACAATTTTATATACTCCATAAACCCTTTAAATTAATTAGGTGGTTTATGTCGCACTTCAAGTTTTACTCTGCCATAAGATTATTTTCATTAATACAGCCATCTTTATCAAAATCTGTAGACTTCATTGCTCCAAATTTCATTAATTTTGAATCAAATGCTTCCTTAAAATTCGCATCATAGGCAAGTAAATTAAATCCTCTTAGTTTGCATTTATCATGATAATTAAGTGGTTGTGAAGTATTCGCTAAAGCAAAAACTGGTAAACAAAATAAACTTAATAAAATAATCTTTTTCATAAAAATACCCTCATATTTGGGGGTAATTTAACAAGTGGTTAATAAAGGCGCAATAAAAAACCACCTAGGGTGGTTTTTAAAACATTAGTATATATCTAATGTGGATACACCTTGTATTCACGATCCAACCATAAAATATGGAAAATATCATTTTCGCGATAACCAACCATTGGAGCTAGTCCGTAAAACCTAAATGAAAGTATTGAGGCATCTTCTGGTACAACATTTGGCACAGCTACATTTAAACTTTTTCTTTCTATTTTCTCATAACCCAAACCATGTCTTGTTTCTTTTGCAATCGTTTTCCATGTCATTTCTCGTCTTTTAAAGATAGCATCAGCTAAAGCCTGCTTTTCTGCAGGCTGACAGTTTGAATAACAGTGGTTTTTCTGAATATACTGCAAAGAGAAAATAATACAGCCCTCTTTTTTTGGAAGGCTGTCAGCAGCTTGTTGGGCAATATTTTTTGTTTTATGTGCAGTAGGCTTCTTTATTTTCATATAAAACCTTAATCTTAAGATTCTAATTGAGTTTCAAAGTAAGCCTTCATATCTTTAATAGAAATTTCATTGTTGCAACCTGGCTCATAGGCATTCTTCCATGGAGCCTCTTCGTGGGTCATATTGCGCAATCTCCATGCAGAGAATTGACCATAAGATTCAATTACCTCATCTAGAAGTTCGCGCTGTGCTTCACTTAGAATTTCTATATTAAAATCTTTTGGCGGAGTAACAATATCATTACCTGCAGCCTTGAAGTGATGATAAACAGATGGAACTACTGGGCCATGCAACCATGCCTCTATGCTCTCTGGGAATAATTCTTCATCAAACATTGCCAAATGAAAGCCCTGACAATAATAAACTAATTTTTGTAGTTTTAATGGAGTGATACCTTCACTGCCTTCAAAGCGATTTTCAAGCCAAAGTATGTAATTAGCCACGTCTAATGCTTTAATTGACATTTAATATCTCCAAAACAAACGGATGAGCAACCAGCCATCCTGAATGTTTTATTCAGATGTGCAAAACCCCTTGGGTTAGGCACAATCTGGATAATAGATGGCGTACAACCAAGGGGACTATGTAAAGTAAAATATTATATATTGACAATCCTGTCAATAAGGAATCTTTACTGGAATGTCAAGGGCATAGGCGTATTATGTAACATCAAGTGCGCTATATCACGTCGCAAAGTCTAAGTTATGTCCCGAAAGTCAGCATTTAAGTCTTCGTCGCTCGTTGCGTCGCCTTTTTATGCGCTTCATCCAGAAAAAGGTTATCCAACGCAAAAATACAGTCATTAAAAATATGAGCAGCCACTGGCAAATCATTATGCTCTGCATAGACATTGATTGCCTGCTGATCTAAAGATAAAGGGATACCCTGCTCATATCGTCTGGATCTGCATATAGTGCTAAATGCCGAAAGAATGGATTCAGCCGCATACGAATATTCTGGCGGATCCGGAATACGGCCACCTAAGAACTTGATTTGCTCGATTTCGTGCGGCGTTTTCGACGCATAGGTCTTTTGGTACTTATAGAGCTCGATGACTTTCCCAGAATTAAAGCCTTGTCCTTGTCTGCGTCTTCCTGAATCTTCTGGGCCTGTTCTTTAATGAATAGCCAGATTGAAATACCAATATCACCAAGATTAAGAAGCTTTGAGGCATTCTCAGGTGTATACGGTTTTTCGGTCTCAACAGTTTTACCATCCACGATTTCGGCAAATACCACACCTTTCCAGTCTTCAATTAAGTGGGCAGCACATGCATCCATTAACAATTCGTGATAAAGCTTGGCATTTTCATCTTTGACCATCACATCATAGCCTTTAGACGAGATCTGGTTTCCTGCCCGTTCTATAGCTACCTGAAAAGGTTTATAGGCAATACCACGGACTTTGAACTCTGCCTGTACTTCGCCATCAGCCCCCTTGTATTCACACCATTTTGATACGTCTGAGCTTTTAATAATTCCGACTTTTAAAGCCATAGCAACCTCTAATTTTTAGAAATAAAAAAGCCCATGGGATTCCATAGGCTTTGTTACTGAATAAGTTGATTACACAAGAGCACGTACAATTGTTGGCGCTGTACGGACTTGGGCAAAGTTGATATCTACAGTAATGATGTCATCACCACCACCATCCGGGTGATTGGCTTCCATGACTTCTAATTGAGGGAAGTTAAACGAGTATTTACTGCCTTTGCTGTCTCTGATGTCGAAGGTCAGTGTAAACACATCACGGGTTTTGATTGCATCAATCCAACCAGCAGCTGTGGCCGAGAACATGAATGAAGCATTCGCTTCGATATCCATCATCTTTTCAATGTAGAACTCAGGTGTGTATTTACCTGAACCAATACAACGGATCGCTTCAAGGTTATTGTTAATAGAAATGGTCAAAGACTGTAGACATGCTTTGCCTTGAATTGACTGGCCGTTTACAAGCAAGTTTTCCACGTTCGGCATACTGACAAGCGGACGAGTCGAAGCTGCAACCGGATTCACTACAGGGTTCGTTTGCTGACGAGTAAACGAGCTACCTACAAGACCAAAGTTACCAGTGATTTTCCCCGTGGTCTGGATAGTAATTTCACCAGAATTAACCTGTACTCCACGATAAATAAAGACTTGGCCAACATCTTCGAAAACTTTAACCAGCGTTAATGACTTACGTACATTACCGCCAATGGTTAAGCTATTCGTTGCCCAGTTATTAAATGCTAAAGCACTTAAGAATAAATCAAAGGTACCAAGTGACAATTCAAACTCTAACTGACCAGCAACTTCCGCTTCAGTAACTACACCGCCTTGACGATAGCGTGAGTCAACTACTTCACTGCTTTCTTCCGTAGAGACATTTTCTGATAAGCCATCACTTACACGGCGAACTGTGTACCAGATCGGGTTTGCTGGAGTTGTTCCTAAAACTGCTTCTTCACAAGCATATAATCGAATTTTTGCGCCTGAACTCATTTATGGTTCTCCAAAATTTAGGCAATAAAAAACCCGCTTTTTAAGCGGATTATTAAAGTGTTTCGTCTGTGTCTGAGATTTCTGGCGGTTCTACCCCAACCATTGCAGCAGCCACAGCCTCGGATAAGTTTGTAGGTTGGAAATCAAAAGGTGTTTCAGTTGTAGGTGGCTCAGGCTCTGGTTCAGGTTCTTCATGCAAGCGAATATCAATCCAGCGACCTTCTGGAATATCTATAGGTAATTCCAAGTCTGCAACAACTGCAGCAAGTTCAAAATCAAACTTACGTTTAAAAGTCTTAATAGATAGATCACCGTTTTCCAATGTGTCATACACCACAGCTACGATCGTGTTTCCATTTGCGTCTTTGGGTACTTCGATGTACCAGCCTTCTTGGGCAAAGCCTAAAGAGCCTTTAAGTAAATAATCGCCTACATCAACTTTCTTAAATTCAATCGGCTGTTTTTCTGCATCACTATTGAGTTCGATATGGTCGTTAAACAACTTAACTACTGGTGAGGCTGATTTTAAGAATCCGTTTGCATCAACTGATGTATTGAAGCTGGTCTTTAAATGCCCCCATGCTGACCATGCATCAGATCCAGCACCATATCGATATGACATTTGGTGCCCTTGCACACCTTTGAAGAATTGCCATGAATAAGTACCGATTGAATCATTGGCGTGATAGCCCATCAATGTCCCATAACGCGTAGGCATTAATAGAGGATTTGATGTACTTCCCCCTTGCCAGTCACCATGGGAGATGTTCACTAAACGATTTAGACCCAGAACCGTTACCCATTGTGAAACTTGTGATTTATCAAAAAGAGAAGCTACCGCATTTGCTGAATAACCCAAAACACCTGCATCACCCAATCCTAATGCAGTTCGTGCAGTAGCTGCCGAAGTTGCGCCTGTCCCCCCTTGTGCTATTGAAAGTGGAGTAGTTAAACCTTGGATTTCAGTAATGTCAGTATTTACACCTTTTCCAGCAGCACCAAGATTATTTCGAGCTTCTGCTGCAGTGGTTGCCCCTGTACCACCTTGAGAGATTGCCGCTGTTCCTTGGACTTGCGAAAAGTTGGGTGCTAGATTGGGAATGCCAGAAGCGAATGGCAGCATAAATTGCCGCTTGCCCTGAGCTGAGTTCAACTGGAACGGTCGATGGTCCCAATTAAATTTAAATACAAGATTTGCCATTATGCTGTTACTCCGTCAATCACTTGGAAAGTCAAAGTTTCGGTGTGTTGAGTGTTGCCGCTTACTACCGCTTTAATATCCATTTGATACAAACCAACAGGCCAAGCAGCTGTGCTTGCTCCAGATTTCACATTAAGCCAACCCTTTTGTGTGCTCTGGCTTAATGCTGCACAAGTCAATGTAGCTACCACTGCTCCATCCGCCAACGATTTAACTTGCGATGTGAATGTGTAGCCTGATAGATCAATGGCACGGCGAACATCATCAGGTGGATATTGCAGGGCTTCATCCATATCAACTAGCTGAAGATTTAAGTTGAAAGTGTCACCACGCTTAAAAACAAAATTGCTCATAAGTGATTCCTATAGACATAAAAAAACCACCGATGAGGTGGTAGTGAAAGATTGGTTTGTTATGTGCTTTAGTTAACTAAAAAACTTATTGATACATTGTATTGAATGAAGTCAGCATCTTTACCCGCATAAATAGATTGGCCATTCAAACATTCTAAGTGTTCGATTGTGAAATATTCAAAATGAGCAAGAAATGCATCACTCAATTTTGTGATTTCAATTATTCCTGAATTGGGACGTGCAAAGCATTGAATCATGATATTACCGGTACGGCGAGTACATGGCTTATCTGCAATGCCAGAAGTAAAACTGGGACCACCTGCAATCGTTAAGCGGCACCAAACACCATCTTTAGGTACATTAAAGCCTGGTAAATTTGGATACTGGATTCTGTCTTGCGTAATACCTGTAAAGCTTTGCATGCGATCAATAATAGCTTGCCTCGCCTGCTCTAAAGTCATTGCCATATTAGCCACCGTACTTTTGAGAAATAAAGTTAAATGTGAGGCCATAAATACCTTGTGGTGCTTGATCAGACCAACCGTTTTCTAAACGCGGTCCATAAGCTTTATTGTTCTGGATATAGACCAAATTACCCAATTTAATCTTTACAGCTTGAATAGCGGCATCCTGCACGGCGTTTGTTTCAGGTCCACGCACGCCGAAATCAGCAGATCCAATCGAAACAATATGTGAAGCACGGTATGCACCAGTATCGACTGGACTTAAATTAACTAAAGATTGCACAGTATCCATAACAATATTCTTTACATGCGCTTCTGCTGCTTTAGACACATCAAGACTAAAACTAGTCGGCTTTTTCCCCTTCCATCCCATGACTTACCTCACTAGCTTCGAACATTTCAAATAGGTCTTGAGCGATTGCCTGAATTGAATAAGCTTCAAATTCCACACTGGGCTCTCGCTCACCCATTCGCCGTTTTACTATTTGCCAAATATGAACAGCTTCATGTAAAAGCAATCCATAAACTTGAATTTGATCCTTATCTGACGTATCCCCGATTTGGACAATCGCATATGCACCATCAGAAAAAGTACTAACCTGTGCATCTGCTCCCATATCCAAAAATTGATCGGCTTTATCCATATCTTCAAATAACAAATCCATATGTAGTTGATTTCGAGCAAGCGTGTACTGCACATGTTGGAATGGCGATATATACCATTCAGGAACATAATCAGAATTAACCATGGTTTAACCTGTTAACTCGGTAAAGGCGTTTCAGTCGCTTCTCTACCATCAAATGAGTTATGAATAAAAATGCCATCCTCATATTTGGGATGGCATTTGCAATGAAATGTTGAATGGTGTTTTAAATCATTTTCAGGTATAACCTGAACGCTGTCATGAAATTCGTATACAGTCCAAGTCATAATTACTCCAATAAAAAACCCACCAAAGTGGGCTATGAACTATTCAAAAAGTGGTATTTCGCCTCTAAATTGTGGAAACTCAAACAAAGCTATTTCTCTAATTTCCTCTGCCAGAATTGAATCACCATCATTATGTTTTCCGATATTAAGATAATAATTTTTTTGATTGTGAATATGATAAATAATCCATTCACCTGTTAGCTTTCCGCTTTCAATACGATCTAAATATTGCTTACTAGAGCTTAAGTAAGCCAACTCTGAAGATTTTTCATTTAAAGTTAAATTAGGATCATTATAAATATTTATAAAATCCTTAAAAAAATTAGGATTTGAATTGATCTGACTTTTGATATTTAAAGACATTGAGCTTAATCCAATTTGCTCAAAGTGTTTGTGCCACAAACCCTTCAATGGCATATATTTAAACAGAGTAGGTGGTTTCATTCTTTTGTAATTTATATCTGGATTTTCTAAGTTCCTCATTTCACTTAAGATCATATCTATATTAGCCCCCCTAAAGAATGCATAGAACATTTTTATTAGGAAAACTGAAGTAAATCTTGATTCGGTAATTTCTTCAAAATCACTATTCATAACTAAATGGAAAAATAAATGAACTTCATCCTGAAGATGGTCATTATTGGCTTTTATATTTTCATATATTTTTTCGACTCTACTCATAATATCCCCCTACTTTAGAAGGATATTAGACCAAGTATTTATACCTTCCTCAACTGACATTTCCAGATTGTACTGGCAGGATCTTGTTGAATATGGATAACTCGAAATGAGCCTAAAGCTGTTAGCCATTCATCATCAATTTTAGGTGTCATGGACACTTCATTTTGAAGCACGGTAGCTTTCTTATCGGTGGCCAGTACTCCAAGCGTTTGAATCTCATATTGACTGTATGAGCCAAACAGAACGCCACGACCAGAATAGTTTTCTTTAACCTCAATAGAAGTTTCAGTTTTAGGATCCCAATTAGTTTTTGAGATCCGCTCACATGTAAAGGTATGAACGGCATCTGCTAAATCATTATTAAATGCTTCAGCAATGTCTGCCTGAATTTCGTCACGTAAGCCCATATCATGCCCTGTAAAGAGGTATGCCAAAGCCATTAAAACTTGCATTTGGATCTTTCAAATCAAGTGAGTCAATAAAATCAATTGCTATCTGTTCAAAGCTAGAAATTGCTTCAGATCCATCTTGGTATTCTTTTTCTGACTCAACAGAATCAGCTTTGACCTTCTTACGCTTCAACTGCTGGTCTTTGCCGTTATAAATTACTTTGGCCAGAATTCCTTTGATAATTTCACAAGCCGCGTCCTTAAGAAGTGGATCAATAGGATCTGGTACAAAACCTATTCTGTTTTTCATCCAGACATTTGCCAGTTTAACCAGACGAGCTTTATCACTGTCTGGTGCAAAATCGCTACCCAAAATTGAATTTGCGTCATCTACAGTAATAAAGCTCATTGCATTATTCCTTAGGGATTAATTTAAGAAGTTCTGCTTTTGTTGCTGACGGCTTGTAACCAATATTTTTACTAGCCAAATACTCTTTTAATTGATCATTTGACCAGTTTTCAAAATCATTAGCTGCCGTTTCTGTAGCTGGGTTTTCTGCCGATTTTCCAGCTTCCAATTCAACAATACGTGCTTGCATTGCGGGAATATCGTTTTTAAAAGCTTCAAATTCAGTTTTTATACCGACCACTTGAGCTTCAGCATCTTTGAGAGCTTTATCTGCTAAGACTGCTGCATCTTTTAATCGTGAATTCTCAGATAACAACTCTGACTGGTTGCCGCCGGCCTGCTCTAAGATGGCAATTTTCTGCTTAAGCTGAGTGTTTTCTTCAACTACCTTTTCACACTCAGCTTTTGCATCATCAATCACAGTTTGAAGTTCAGGGGCGACTCCTACCTCGACATTTACCGTGGCCAAAGTCGTTTTTTGTGGCTCTTCCAACTTACGAACTTCAACTGGAACTTCTAAAGATTCGTAATCCTTTTGAATCTTTGGATAATTACCGTAAATAATTACCTCTTTTGCTTTCAAATTTGGGTTTTCATAATAGTCAGGGTTAGCAATAATGCCCGTCTCTAATGCAGCAGCTGCTGCAATGCGTGTATAGATAATCTTCATGGCGCTTTTCTCTTAATAATAAAAAGAGGGCTTATTAGCCCCCTTAGGTTTTAATTTTTAGGTTTTAACCAGTTGTCGCTGTACCTGATAAATCAAGTAAGGTACCTGCTGTCATTTTGTTGCTGGTTGCATATTTAATCCAGTTAGCACTTGAACCAAGTAATGTAAGATCAGGATTTTCACCTTTCGATGTATCCCAACTATAACCAAGAATATCTAGGTTAAATGCACCTTCAGCACGCATACCGATTGCTAAGTTTTCTTCATCATTGATGTCATAAGCTCGGAAGCCCGGTACTTGTGATTCAGTTACTGTTACAGCACCATACTGCAAGCCAAAAGCATCGTTATCACCTACAGCATCCGTCACCAATACCGGCTTTCCTAAGGTTCCTGGTAAACCACCATAGATAACGATTTCAGATTCACCGTAAATTTGCTTAGTGATAGCATCATCGACAATATCGAAATATGTATCTGAGTTCATCACCCATAAGCCAATTCGGCCAAACTTATCACCAAACTTTCGCATACCACGAGTTAATGCTTTGCGGCCATCAACAACGATACTTCCTTTCGCAACCATATCGGGATTACTAGAAATAGCAGCTTTTAAAGAAGCTAAACTGTACTCTAATCGGCCTGCAACCAATGCATCTGCAAGATCGTAACCAACAACCATAGCAAATTCTTCTGGTGTACGAGCACGGCGCTTAAATGCCTCTTCAGTTGATGCATAAGGACCATATTTATATGGAATTTTTACACCTACAGACTCACCTGCACCGATTTTTTCCGGAGTTACTTTTGCATTAGAGTTCACATCGCGATGTTTAATGCTACCACCAACTTTGTAGAATGCATTTTTATTGAAGTCACCTTGAATGATTTCATTACGATAAATAATCGCACCATTGGAAGCTTCATTAAAGACATTCAAATTGTCTTGTAAACGTTCTAAATACGCTGTTTGGGCCAGTTGGTTGTAGATGATCATGTCGGAATTAACTGTCGTAGTCATAACTACTTATCTCCAAATATTTAATGATTAGTTCGGTAGTTTTAGGAAGGCATCATTGCCATGTTCTTTGATGTAATCTGCTTTCTGAGAAACAGACATTTCACTGCGTTTCATTCCAGTAGGTGCTCCACCTTTGCCCCCACCTTGAAAACCGCCACCAGTTCCTTTACCACCTTTAAGAATTAAGTCTTTATGCTGGTATCCACCAACCAATGACTCTAAAGCTTCATCAACATTTGCAAGTTCACCCGGGCGGACACGTGAATAAATCTTTTCGCCGTTCGGATCATATGCAACCACCTTGCCTTCTTCGATTTTGAAGTGATGACCAAAGGTTGCCTGAACCATGTCCACAGGTACTGCAATGTTGTCTTGAATGTACTTAGAACGAGCAAAACCACCGCCGATTAGTTCTTTATGTAAAGAGGCTTCTAGTGCGTCACGTTGCTCAACAATCGGAGCATATTTTTCTTCAACTGCCTTGATAGCTTCAGCTTTCACTTTCTCAACTTCACCAGCATCCACCAGCTTTTTATCGTCGAGATTTTGGATTGTTTGTAATGCCTTTTTAGCTGCCGCTGGGTCTTCAATTCCTTCAAAAGCTTTTAGGGCTTTTTCGGCTGCTTCTTTGGCTTCACGATGTGTTTTAGCTTCACCATTTAATCGAGCAATTGTCGCCACAGAATGTGCAGCATCATGTGGCATTTCTTTCCCATCATCATGGACATAGATAGGTTTATCACCCTCTACTTCCGCATAAACTTTACCGTCGATTGTTACTGTTTTAAGTTTCATTGGTCATCCAACCTATATATACAAAATGGGCATCCGCCCGGATTCGCCGTTAGCATCCGCTTTCGGCAGGCAATAAAAAAAGCGCCCTTTAGGACGCTTCATTTCGATTAAAAACTTAGAAATTTGTTGCAAATAAACGGTAGCCTTCTAGCTCCCAAAGTTTATTTTCAGCTGACTTTTCTGCATTTCCACGAGCCATACGCTCACCAATTTCAGCATCAAAGTTTTCAGCATTCACACATGCACTAAAACCCGTTGCTAGAAAAAACTTTCCATCTAAAAATGCATGTACAAAAGTTGATGTCGTGCCTCCGGGGCGTTGCTCAACCGTATATGTAACACGCTCCATCAATGATTCAATTTGCGCTTTAGTTACTCGGGGCGCCACAGACTTTTCAGCTAACTCTTGCTCTGTTACTTCTTTGATCATTTTCTTCTCACAAAAAAAGCACCCGAAGGTGCTATTGAATTAATAAATTGGTTTAATTAGAAATTGAGGTTTTAATTGTCACACCAGTTAGAAAGTATTTTTCTGAACTACCCAAGCATGTGGCACTAGAAAAATTCGCATAAACATCTTGTACATTTACGCCTGTATCTTTTTCAAATTTACTGATCAATTCAGCAAGTTGAAATGTTAGGGTTCTTTCTAACTCTTCTTTTCTTTTTACATATTCAGCAACAGATATTTCTGACATTTTTACCACCTTTCGCTACGTTTCCTTTGCACCCCAAACCTTTTGTCTAGGTTCATCACCAACTAAGCGGATGCCTTGAGGACCACCTACATCAAATGTTGCCGTGATAGTCGCTGGACCCTCAAAAACACTACAATTCATTTTTACAGCGGTTAATCCAGCTAATGGAATACCTGTTTCCTCGTCACAAAGAGCAAGATGAGAAGATTTATCTGAAACTCTTTTAAGTACCAAATGTCTAACTTTTGATTCACTCATAAGCCAAACTCCATAAATGACAAAAGCGCCATTTGGGCGCTTATATAGGTGAAAATTGTGTCTTAAGTGAGTTTAGAATTACCTGTAATCGGCAATAATTACTCACAGTTAAATCCAGTTCCAACAAGGTCTTTTTTCAAATTTGAAACGAGATTTTGTTGTTCCTGCTGTTGTCCACTAAGATAATTTTTATCTAGAGTCTCTGCACCATCAATAGATTTATAAAGCTCTTTAGATTCCTCTAAATTGTCTTTTAAAAACGTGGTGAGGTTTAGTTTCGCCTGGGCAGCTCTACATAAATTATTTTTAGCTTCTAAACCTTGAGTAGCCTGTTTTACTTGACCAGTTGCAGGATCAAAAGAATATGCATTTGCCATTGCTGACTCCAAAGCTTCAGACAATCGATCATATTCTTTAAGATATTTTTGACTTGGTTCAGCTAAACAAGTGATGGAAATTAGAGTTAGACATACAAAAGCTATTGTTTTCATATTGTATAAATTCTGATGTTTTAAAAAATATAACATAAGAAAAATTACAGACCCAACTTTTTAAAAGCTTTTTCATCCAACTTTCTCAAATCATCTAAGCTATAGAAACGGCCTTCAGGATCAAAGAACTTATCAAAATCAAATTTCCCATCTTTATAGAGCTTAAAGCGCTTTGGCCCTAGCCACTCCCTTTGAAAGAAATCATCTGTTTTCTTAAAGAACTCTTTGAATGTGGTGTTTGCATCTAACTGTCCTATTAACTGGCTTCGCTCTTCTTTGGGGATGTCTTTAACTCTACGTTCGTCCATTACAAATGGCCGTTCGCCAACAAGTTGACCGTCCTTCTCGACCGGAACCAAGATACTGCGACAGTTAGGATGTAACGGCGGCACTCGCTTTGCCGGATCATTTATTTCCCACACTGAACCATCTAATGAAGCGCAAAGCTTAGAAGTTCGTCCATCTAAAACGCTAACAAATCGGACATATTCAAAGCCAATTTGGTTGAAGCTATTTAGATAGGCTTGATTAGCTACATGACTTCGCACAGTTCTTACCGTTCGCTCAATATCAGTTTTGGTACCATTTAAGATCCCATCTTCATAGTTAAGCCGTTTGGTACCACGAATACGCTGAACAATTTCTTGGTTAGTTTTGCCTGAATTAATACCATCTCGAATTGCATACTCAACCTTTTGACGGGCACTTTCAGCAATTCTTGAAAGCAGATCATCGACAAGAGCGCCACCTGCCAACGGAACTTTTTTAGCGGATAAGAATAGTTTTTCCCCATCAGGCTTATTAATTTTTGCTCCATAGAGCTTAGCTACGTAATTGGCCTCATAAACAGCCAGCGCCGTAGCAGAAACGGCAAAAGCTTCAGGTAATGCTAAATTAACACTGGCAAACCATTGGGCAATCAAATCCCTAATTTCCCTTAAATTTGAAGTTGTATATTTACCACCAGCTAAAGCAACTTTCTCCGACTCATTAAGCTCATCCAATAAATCCCGAAGCTTAGATAGCATCTTGCTCGTATCATCATTGAATAAAGCCAATAACTCATTTACCGTTTTTGATGAAGCACGATAAAGATAGGCCTGGTGCTGAGTGAGTGCTTCAAATAGTTTTTTGATATCTGTTGCCATCTCACTCTACCTTTTGATTTAAAGTCCCATCTTGCTCTGCTTCAACATTCTGAAGCTCTTCTTCATATTTTTGTTTAGGGAACATACCTGTTTGGTTGTATTCCCACCATGATTTAAATGAAGATCGGCCTTGTAGAGCTGCTTCAAATAACTGTCGAGCTAACTCAGCTAAATAACCCTGTTTGTTAAATTCTTGACTGATTTCGAACATCAAATCATCTTTAGTTAGAACATCCACATTAGGCGTTACAAACTTAGCAGCCCATCGTAATGATGCTGACAAGGCTTCATTCATATTAACGACACAGAGCGAAAGAACTGAATGCTGAACGGCGTCATCACTATTTGCCTCTGTAGCGGTCTTTTTACTTCCCGAGCCCTTCTCAATTAAACGCGCCCCCATCTCCTTCATTTTTTCCCACTTGTCTTTCATGGCTTCCCGGGCAAGCGTATTAGGATCAGCTTGAACAATACCTAGACCACCATTTTCAGGTAAAGGCAAAAGTACTTTCGCACCAATGTAGATGCCACGTTTCTTGGCTTGGTCGTACCATTCCCATGTAACACCCTTCGCAAAGTATTGAGGTTGCCCCATATAAAAAACGGACTCTTGAAAGTCCGCACTGTCACGATAATGGGCTAAATTGAGATTGGCCAAAGGAAGTAATGGAGGCTTTTTAATCTCTTCTGAATTATCAATTGCACCTACAAATGTAAAAGGTATATAGGTCCAGAAATTCCCGTTGTAATCTGTTGGAAACTTCTTATCTCCGCCAACCCAGTTACCCTTTTCACCCTTTGTATACACCTGAACGGAATAAATATATTCCCCATTACCCTCTTGCTCTAAACGAAGTACACGATATTGCTCTTGTTCGGTTTTACTAAATCCATCAGCACCGCGCTCAGACTTAAATTCACGTATAACCACTAAGCAAAGCTTTTTCTGGTTATCGATCATTACTGAATCCCAATTCACTACATCAAGGGCATTTAGTAAATGAATCATCGGATAGGCTTTTTGTGCTTTAAATTCCGCTAGATTACGAGCTGGCGGCACATCAGGATAATCTACATATAAAGCACAACGATAATGCTTCAATAAATGGCGAATTCCATTTTGAGCCAATTGATAAGCACTAATGCCTGCTCCATTCGCATTACGTTCTAAATGAGCAAGCTCGGGAGGAAATTTAAAACTTGGATCTGTTGCAAAAGCTGCTCCAACTAAACTATTTGATGTAGTCCCTGTTACTTCATAAAAGACTGCACGGGTAAGATAAGCCTCATAAGCGCTTTTATTTGCAGGTGACTTATCATGTGCATTTGGCATCGGCAAATATTTTTCACCTTTAGCCTTAACTGCATCTTCACCTTCACAAACATCATCAAGTTTTTGCCAGTATGGCAAGTTTTTAACATATTCAGGATGTTGAAAAGTTACATCACTCATCGTGCAAATCCCATATCAGCGAAGAAGGTTTCAAATCCTTCATGTAATTCATTAAAAGCGTCAGATCCACCGTCTACCTGATCGTCATTTGTTCCATTAGGGAAATTCCGAAGTTCTTCAATAAAGGCTTTGTTCCAATCACCTTTAAGCATTCGAACATTCCCAACATTTACTTGAGCGGCAAAAGGCTGTGCCCGAGTGATCTTGTCACCCGATACTGGTTTTGCAACCACATGGTAGCCACTGAGAAGTTTTGTAAATGCCAGAGCTTGAGATTACCCTGCTTGACCAGGGTCCTGAGGAATTCGAACAGTTACGTTTTTTCCATCAAGCTCAGTGGTTTGCTTTAAGCGTTTATTTACATTGTCAGGGCCAAGCTGTCCTCTTGTAACATCGACAATGTAAGTAAAACCATCTGCACCAAGAGCTTCTCGCACACCTGCTGTAAAGTCGCCTTCATTCTCTGTAGCGCCAAAATCCCATGCCCTTACTTGCTTCACTACATCTGCAGGCAAAGCATCAACAATTTGAATATTGTCGGGCTTAAAAAAACCGCCTGCTGGCGGTGATGGCATTTGTCGGTACTGCCCGGCAAAAACATACGGCGCAGCTTGCTCCATTTGCCTTAACTTTTGGATATTGTGTTTTGCTGGCCACAGTGCGGATCCGTCTTCCTGAATAGCTGAAAGACATAGATGCTCCCACACTTCACCGTTACCACCAGCTACAGGAACGCCGTCTTTTCTATCACCTAGCAACCATCCAGCTAAATCATCTTCATGAAGTCGCTGCATAATCACAATGATCGGCGTATCTGGCGAGTTAGTACGCGATTCGAGTGTGTTCTGAAACCAATCAATTACCCCTTCTCGAATAGTTTTTGATGAAGCTTCATGTGCTTTGTGCGGGTCATCAATAATAATGCAGCCGCCAAAGCCTTTACGAAGTTTTCCTGCACCAAAACCGGTAATCGTGCCGCCTGTACCAGTCGCATAGCAGACACCACCTTGGGAAGTTCTCCAGAAGTCTTTAGCCTTACTATCATCACGCAATGTAAGCTCGGGAAAGACTTTTCTATACGCCTCTTCTTGCACAAGGGTTCGAATCTGGAAGGCGTTATTTGCGGCAAGCATTGCCGAGTAACTGATATGAATAAACTCACAGTCAGGCTTCTTTCCAAAACACCAAGCCATAAAATTAATTACAGCAATTTCAGTTTTAGAATATCGTGGTGGAACGTTAATAATTAACCGCTTTATCTCTCCGCGATAAACTTTCATCAAAGCTTCACAGATTTCTAAGTGGTGCCAGTTCTGCATCCATTTATAACCACGGCGCTCCTTAAACATGTACCTTGTGAAGAAATATAAATCTTCTTGCGCCTCGATCCGGATGGCTTTATCCCGAGCCGCATCAGTACTCATCTAAGACTTCCCTCCGCGCTTTTAAGTAATCTTCCATTGGAACTGGAATTTCTGAATTAACTGTTTGGACTGGACCGCCGTCTTTGCCTGTAATTTCTTTTCGATTGGTATAAAGTCCACCAACCTCTTTAGCTGCCTGCTCTAAAAGGCTCGGCACAATGACTGGGTTTTCTTTGAATTGTTCATGATCGATGAACCGTTGTAGACGCTTGAGGCGGTAGGCAATATTTGCGATTGGGATTGCGCTAAGGTTGTCGTTCATTTCCTTGCGCACTCTGTAGAACTCAGTTTTAAATTCTTCGCTTAAGTCCTGCCCTGTTTTCTTTGTTGGGTCGTATGCTTCACATTGCTGTTTGGTTACGGTGATACCAAATTCTTCTTGGACGCCTCTTGCTGTTTCACTAGGTGTCTCATAGGTAGCAAGTGACCGTACTATATAGAGTTTCACCCGTTTATTAAGCCTTGCCATTTATCTCTATCCGTCCAAGTACGTCCAAGTAGAGTGGCAAAAAAAATTTAAACCACCTTTAAGTTACAAGTGCCACAAGCGTAATGAACATCAGCACGTGTGAGCTGAGGCCTTTTATTAGCTGCTTCGACCATTCGTTTAACATCCTCAGTTGCTCCATATCGGCGAACAACACCTGTAAATTCTTCAACATCGTGACCTTGAATAGCTAACTTAGGCATACCAGTTTCTCTGTTATATGCTGGTGTTCCGTATTGGTCCTTCTTATGTGCAATGTGATAAAGCTCGTGTTCAACCAAAGCACAAAAGTTCACATCACTTGCTATACGTGAATATGAAGCATCAAAAGTAATTAAGTATTCAGGTAAATAATTGAACCACTGGATGTATTGTTCTTCTTGTCGTTCTTTCTTCCAACCACCAGCATTGATCATGACTTTTTCAGTAGTACCGATAACCTGACGTCCCTGCTTTTTAAAGCCAGATCTAGCCCACATCACAGCAATATCGGGATATCGAAATGAACGTAAGTGCATGTGATCAGGATTAAATAATTTCGATTTTGGATCTAGAAATACTTGTTTAATCCATTCCCATATTTCTGGAGCTGGTGCAAAGTTTGGTGTATCCATTTCAAAAAGCCATTCTGGAGGCATTGGACGAACAGGAACATGAAAGCCAACTTCGTTTTTCATAATTACTCCAGAAATAAAAAAACCTCCTTTTCGGAGGCTTATAATTAACTAGACTTCGATTCCTTATACGTCATAAAAGCATCTACATATGAAACAGGAATCTCAACAACTTCAAGCCTATAATTAGCTATTGATCTTTTTAGGGGAGAATCAAGCCAAGCTGTAGGTACTTCTTTTTTAATCTTTACACATCTATTTTCAATATTACCTTGATTAAATTGCTCTATTGCTTGAAGAAGATCTTTTTCTTCAAATAACTTAAATTCATGACCATATTTGGGAACTAAAATAGGTATACAACCACTGAGTTGATTTACAGCTTTTAAAGTATAATCTTTATTAGCCATATCCCCACCATTAAAACGTTTACCATGAATGAATGAGGCCGCATCTGCTTCTATTAAAACAAATTCAGGTTCAGTACCATATTTTTCGCTATAGTTCCTTCTAGCCTCTTCAATTCTATTTTCTACTGTCATTATTCTTTTCCAAAATTAAAAAAAATAATATATTTCGAAATTGTAAAAATATAAAGCCCCGCCAATAACTAGTATGTAGCGGAGCTTCTTGTGCCGTAATACGTCCGGCAAACGATAAAACTAGTTTTTAGGTGCTCTAAGAATAGTTAGTACTTTCTCTGACATGTCATGTAAGTCAGATCCAATTGGTAACCAGAAATGGAACACCGTATTGTCACGGTTGTAAATCTGTTTGTAGTACTCAGTTTTGAATGATGGATCAATGTCAGAAGCTTTTAGTAATCTGCCTTCTTTTTCTATCACTTGCCCATCCAAATCACCACCAACACAGATATTCATTTTGCTAACCAGCTTTTAATTAGACTGGACTATAGCATATAACTAAGCCATGCTCAGTCATCTATAGGTTTATGAATATTTAATATTAACGATAACCCAAAATATTCGTATATTCATCAATTTCCTTGTCTAGCTCTTTTATGAATTCTTCATCACTTGGATAACCAATATTTATCAGCATTAATCTCAGATATTTTAGAACCAATCTTTCCATATGCTCCAAAGAAAGACCTTGCTTCAATCCATCATTTATAACATGTTCTCGTATTTTAAAATGACTCAATTGTTCCTTGAGCTTTTCCAATTGTTTACTTTCCCCAAACATTTCGAACATTTGAATTTGAGAACTAAGAAAAGATTCTATTTTATCGATAATTTCACTCTTCATTTCTTTGCGATCTTCTTGGTTATTAATAATATTTAATTATACACAAAACAAAAAAGCCCACCAAATGATGAGCTTTAATACTAGTGCTTTACTTACACTTCGAACACTATAGCACGAATATGCCACACCCTGTATTTACAGTCAAGAAAATTGATTTTCAACTACAACTGTTTTTATAAACTTATCAAATTGAAAATGGGGATAACGAGATTTAATAAATGCTAAACCGCATTTAATGTCCTGTTGGATTTGCGACCCATAAGTATCATTACTCTTTGCGATGTCTCGTATAGACTCCCCCATTACATAATGCCACCAGATTGCCCCAATCCATTCATTAACAATCTCATCCTCGATAGTCTGAAGATCAAGTAGGAGTTTATGTATTGCCCGCGCTTCATTGTCATTTAACTCACAACAAGTACCCTTACGGCGAATACACAAGCGATCTTTTAAACTCTCATCCCCCATATACATAGCCATTAACTTTTCGCGTTGCTGTTGAGTGATGCGTTTAGTTGGCATCGTCTTAACTATTTTGACCATTGTTTCAGTATCGCCGTTAAGCCATGCCCCAAGCTGTCGGCACCATTCTTCAAAACTATATTTAGACCAATTGACCGCTTGTAAAATGTGTTGTTGCGCTGCCATATTCATAATCATCCCACCAATTGCTCAATTTGTTTAATCGCCACGCCTGCTTTCACTTGCTCAGTACTGAACCGTAAAACTGTAAAACCCATCATTGCTGCGGAGTTGTATTTCTCCATATCCCCTATGTAGCCCTTACCTCTTGTATGACGGCCTCCGCTCCAGATCCCGCCTTCCACCTCAATTAAAATTTTTGTACCAGTAATCAGAAAATCAGCTCTCCATTTGCGTTTTGGATGGAACTTATATTCCTGTTCAAAACCGATCTTGCATGCTCTTAAATGCGTTGCCAGAACCATTTCACCCACACTTGGTTGTCTGGCAACTTGCTTTGCTGAACGCCGCTTTTTATTTTTCTTTATCGGAAATAACTTGCGGTATTCAGCAATGCTGACTGATGACATCAAGCACCACCTTTCAGCAAATGGTCCAATTGATTAGCAAAGCAGTTATAAACTCGCGCTTTATCCTGATCACCAAAAAGGCTGGATGAATGAGCATCTTGTTTATACTTTTGAGCCAGTTATTCAATTGACTCACTTAGTTCAACCAGAGTGCTTTGCTTTTTACCGCTGAGTGGTTCAATTGAGCGTGATACGTGGTCAGCCATTTCTTTTTCCATCTGATCGAAGTAACTTTGACGTGCTAAATCTCTCGACTTGATTAGCTCTGGTGAAATAAGCTTTTCCATTTCACGGCGTTGCGCTTCAATCCATCTACTGTCCATTTTTTGCGCCCTCCGCATTAAACTTCTTCGCTTGGTCAAGTGCCTTCTCTAATTGAAGTAGCTCGTTGTAATCAGTATTAGATAGCCCACTCCGGTTATATCGGCCTCGTAATTTTTCGTAGCGAGCCTTTGCTGCGTCTATATCAAAAGTTTCTAATGGTTTATTCATGACTGGCCCTCTTTATAACTCTCAAAGAAAAACTTCACAGGCTCAGATTTGATTTCAATCAGCCCAAAACGTAGTAAATGACGAGCATGTGTGCTATCTCGTAACAACTGAACATCACGATAATGTGTGAGCATCCTCCGCCACCCTTCCAAGGGCATAGACGACTTGTTTGTATTGCAAGGAACACATGCAGGGTTCATGTTTTCTAAAGTGTCGTTTTGCGGTCTAGTCATTTCACCCGTAATTAACTTTCCACCGCCAACATGAATTAAATCTCGTTTAACAGCTTCGATATGATCTGCATGCCACTTTTCACCCAGTAATTCCCCGCAGTAGGCACAATGGCCACCAAACTTTTGTTTTAGCTCAGCACGTTGCTGTTTAGTTAGTTTCATTGGTGAATTCCTTTCTTAATATGTTCTTTACGCGCCAACCACCACAAAACCACCGCACCGCTAATAGCTGCTGTAAAAAATGAAATGAGTAAACCCCACGCTAAAATCTCGAATTTATTCAAGCCGCCTCTCCTTTACCTTTTTGTTGAAATCCAACCTGAATGAGGTATGGCATCAATTTTTGTTGTTGCTCTGGATCTGCAAGTTTCACTGCGACACGTGCAGCAAGTTGTTCATAGCTCTCGTTACCTTCAGCGTATTTGCTTGCAAACTCAGGATGTACAGAAAGTTTTTGAGCAAATGAGTAAATCTGTTTTGAACTAAGAGTATTTGATTCTCCCTGCGGGACTCGGACCTGCGTTCCAGAATTTGGTTTTATAGATTGTTCACGTGCTTGGTATTTTCCACATGCGTTGATTAACCAATCTGCAAAGTGGTAATTCATGAGTTCATCGCAAAGATTCTTCTCGGCGTTGTAGAGTTCAAATGCTCGTAACTCTCGATCGAACCAAGTCGCGTTTTTGATCTGCTCGTAAGTTTCCTGATCAGTTGCCAAAAGAATTTCTTCACGAAGTTTTTTCAAACTCAACCATGTTTTTTTATTTTTAGATTCTTCTGATAGATTCTTTGAAAGATTCCGTGTCCCAACGTTGGGACTGTTTAACGGAATTGTTGGGACTCTTTCATGGAATTGTTGGAACTGTTCCGTTGTTGGAACTGTTCCATTGTTGGTATTGTTTAAATCATCATTTTCAGTGTCAAAGTGTACCTTTGTTGGTACTGTTTCCCGACCTTTAACTCCGATCAAAAGATAGACTTTTACCTGCTTAGTTTTACCTTCGCGCTTACCAGTATCGATAATAAATCCGTCTTCAATTAACTCATCAATGATTTTTAAAACGGTCTTACGGTCCATTTCCGTGTCATCAACTAAACGAGCAATACTTGGATAGCATTCATGTGTTTCACCAGCTCGATCGGCTAGTGAAAGAAGGACTAATTTTTTGAGTGGTTTTAATGCTCCACCCACCTTTTGTTTTTGACGGGTTTTCCAAGCCCAAACTGTTGCATCTAGACTCATTTATCCCCCTCTTCATTCAACTGAATGAATGTGCTACCCAAATAGCGGATCCGTTTAGCTCGATATAAACTTGAGATGATCGGGCCAGCATGAATAAGATAAATCCCATGTTTTCCATGCTCGTCAACCAAAGCCTGCATGAATTCATCACGTGTTACAGCAGCATTTTTTTCGTCACGGTTTTGGCGGGCTAAATTTTCCTTCCGTTTTTTCAACAAACCAGACAAAGTTCTTAATGCTGGTTCATGCCAGGATTGAATATGCTTTTGTTGTTGTTCAAAGGCACTCATGACACCTCCGCTAATGCTTGCTCAGCTTTTGTTAGGCGGCGTTTAGCGTTGAGCTCTGCTACTGTTGCTGTACGGATTTCTTTTGATGAAACCAGAATCAAATGATTCTCCGATTTGATAGTCCACAACCTAGTCAAAGTTTTATTTTTAACCTCAAATAAATCGTTTGATTTAAAACTTCGACACTCTTTAGTAAGTACTACAACGTCACCTATTAAAAAATCTGGTGAGTTGAGTTCGATTGGTTGTTCTGATAAATTGTTTGTGTTCATTTGATCCACCTCAATTGAATGCCTAACCACTCCTGTTCCCGCAGGTAGTGGTTTTTTAATATCCAAGCTTTTCTTTTTGACCACTGATTTCGTCATGAAATAAGTCATCCACCGTTTCTATACGGTTCATCCAGCTTTTAGACATAACTAAAAGTGCAGCAACACGTTCTTTATCAATGCTCTGATAATCTTTAGGAACGACTTTTAAACCAAGTAAACTCAATAGCTCGCAAAACATTTCAATTTCATTCAAGCCATTGTTTTTCTTATCTGTTTTAAGTCGAGTTATAGTGCTTGGATCAACTTTTAATTGTTCAGCAATCTCTTTTTGATTGCTTATATCAAGACCATGCAATATGCGGGATACTCCATTTCTCGCGCTTGCAGATAGTTCAATTGATAATTTGCTCATGGTTAGGTCCTAAGCATTTGAAGTAGTTCGTTTGATTGGTTCTTTGCCATTTGCCAAGTCTCTGATTTGGTATTCGCGAGCTAAAGGAATCTTTTCATTTGGCCACTGGTAAACAGCAGGTGGCTCAATTCCTAATAACCTTGCTAAGCCAACACCATTGACACCAAGCAACTCATAAGCTTCCTGTTTGGTCATTTGTACAACCTCAAAAAATAAGATTTCTTAGTATTAAAACAAAGATAACTTATTTTTGCAAGATGTAAGATAACTTATATGAAGAATCTAGAAACTATGGGTCAGCGTATTCGCGCCTTACGAAGAGAAAAGAAATTAACCCAAGGCGAGTTGGCAAAAATCGCCGGAGTTAGTGCGCCCAATGTCACTGGTTGGGAGAAAGATGCTTATGCTCCTAAAGCAGACCCATTAAGCAAAATGGCCGCTTATTTCGGAGTGTCGACTTCATATATAACTAATGGAGATGAAAGCGGCCCTAAGTTGGATAGCACTGTTACGCAATTGAAAGTTCTGGATATCGAAGCTTTTAAGAAAAAATACAATATTCCCGATAGCGAAGATGCTGTTAAATTTCTTGAAACACCTGTTAAACCATTCCCCACCCAAAAAAGATATGTTCCTGTTAAGGCTTACTCCAAGATGGGCATGGATGGCTATTTCACAGATATGGGTTATGAAGGCAATGCTGGAGATGGGTATGTTCCAACTCACTCAGCAGGACCAAGAGCCTATGGCATTAAAGGCACTGGCGACTCAATGTTTCCAGCAATTCGGAACGGTTGGTATGTAGTTTGCGATCCAGATGCAGAGCTTGTGCCGAATGAGTTTGTTCAGGTGTGCTTGAAGGATGGAAGATGCACAATTAAAGAATTTGTCGGCATCAATGGTGGGGTTTTAAGTTTGCTTTCTGTGAATGGTGGTGAGCGATTTTTCTTTGAAATGGACGAGGTTGAAAGTATTACCGCTATTACAGATATCGTGCCGCCAAGTCAGCACAGACAAGAACATCCTTATTCGCATTAATCACAGGAAGACTTATGGACAATTCAAAACGACCAATCAACCAGATTATTGCTCGCATTAATGATGCTGCGAAACATGGTGAAGCTTTGGTGTTGACTGCTGAAGAAGTAAAGATTCTTTCTAAAGATATTGGCGACAAAGTCTTTATTCCTGTGCTTACTAATGAGCAGGTCGTGCAGTTGGTAAAAGAAGGAAAGCTAGGTCAGAAAATTAATAACACAAAAGATTAATAAACTGTGAACCCGACACAGTCTTAACAACAGATCGGGTGGAGAATAAAATGACATTAGAAAATGTTTTTAAACAAGCAATTGATTCAAAAAAGAAAGTAAAACTATCTTTTTTTTCAAAAGAAGATAATCGAGAATTAGTTAGAAAATGCGCCCCTATGGACTTTGGCCCAAGTAGACGAGCGCACAATAAAGATGATCGATTTCATTTATGGGATTATGAAAGTGATTCAAGGGTTCATACCTTGAGCCTATTGCCTAATCAAATATCAAATATAGAAGTAATTGATGAGGAATTTTGTCCCAGTGAGTTTATCACCTGGAACATCAGCAAATCTCCTTGGTTTTATAAAAGAGATTGGGGTCAATATTCATAATTTTATCGAATAACCAAAAACACTGTTCTTTGGTCAATTCAATAGCGTCATTTTCATCTGGATTCGACCCATTAAAAGACAACATCCAAACCGTTCCTTCTGCTTCAATCGACTCAATAACTAATGGTGGTGATGAATTTTTTATTGTTCCTGTCATCATAACAAACTCCAAACAACCCATCCCTGTGATGGGTTTTCTTTTGTCTATTAAAGCATAAAAGTAAGATTTCTTAAATTAAATAAGATTTCTTATTGACAATAAAAATAAGTTTTCTTATATTTATCTCATCGACAAACAAAAAAGCACACCGCCCCTCCCCAGGTCCGATGTGCTTTTGCAAACTGCGAGATCAATTATGAACGTAAAAACCTTTTCAAACAAGCACAAGGTAACTGGAGTTACAGCAATTGCTGTACTTGTAGCCTTGAGTTCTTGTGAATATCGAACTGCTAATTCTAGCGTCCCTTCTAATTACTCATATGAAAGCAAACAAGTAGTTGCTTCTGAATATGAACTCTTAGGAATTAAGCAAACTGGTGAAAAAACTGGTGTAGCTGTTATCCGCATAGACGGCTTCAAATTAAACGTAAGCTTCGATTTTGACGGCGTAGCTGATAGCTATGGTGTAGCTGGATCTGATTTTACAGCGGCTGAAATTACTAACCTTGCTATTGAGTCAGTAACTGACTTAAGCGGCAAACCTTGGAATGATTTCACCAATCATGACGACCATAAAAACATAAATATTTTATTAGCGGGCTATATCGACCGTAATAAATGGTTGGAGGCAGCCTAATGAAAGATTATAACTGCCCTACTTGCAAGAAGATGATTCCTGTTGACCGTTCAAAAATCAAAGCTGGTGATGAGGTTTCATTTTGCAGAGTAACCCAATCTTCTAAATCTGCACGTTTTTCTTCAAGAGAAGGAATTGTCAATTGCCGTGAAGGTGATGTGGTTTTAGTTAAATATCGCAAAGAAATTATTCCTTTAAATATTAAGGACGTCTCACCTGTTGATGCTCCTAGCCCGCTTACGTATGCCTTTGTTGGTACATGCGAATGTAAGGAGGCTGAACATGTCTAATTTCAAAAAACATCCTGACGGCTACAAGTCATTTTTAGGCCGTGATGATAAGGGTCTCTACTCTGTCCGCATTGGCTGGCAAGTATATGCATCTAATGCTAATGGCTCAGTTCTTTACCAAGTTAAGGGTGAAGTTAAGACGCCTTTAAATGTGTTCAGGTTCCAAACTTCTTATCCAAAAGTTTGGAATGAACTCACCCAAGAAATCGATTTTCAGCGCAGAAAGCAGCTCGCTATAAAACTGCGTGAAACAAATATCCCTACTTATGACCGCAAAGCATATAAGCAAAAACGCGGTTTTACAGGCTCAAGATAAGGATAAGAATAATGGCTCTACCGATTATTACTGCTGACCAAACTTTATTGGTTCAAGCAATTATTGTGTACCTATACGCTGATCCGGGTTTAGGTAAATCATCGATGGGCTTTACTGCGGAAAAAGCAATTTCTTTTGACTTTGACCGTGGTGCTCACCGTACTGGTGAATTACGTCGAGGTGCGGTTGTACAGGTTCAACAATGGAGTGATGTTGCAAACCTTACTCCGCAGGACTTAGCACCATATAAAACAGTAGTCATTGATACCGTGGGTGCAATGCTTGAATGCATTAAAACCCACCTGTTACTTACGGCAAATAACCGTCAAAAAGATGGTTCTTTAAAGTTAAAGGCTCAAGGTTTAGCGAACCAAACGTTCAAGCAATACATCAATACTTTGATCAGTTTAGGTAAAGATGTTGTTTTCATTGCACACGCATCAGAAGATCAAAATGGTGATCAAATTATTTACCGACCAGATTTAGGTGGTAAAAACCGTAACGAGCTTTACCGTATCGCAGATGTCATGGGTTATCTAACAACTGTTACTACAGGTGAAGGTAAAAATGCCCGCGTTATTAATTTTAAACCCTCGCCTACACATCATGCGAAAAACTCAGGTGCTTTAGGCGGTGAAACCGGTGAAGTATGGGTACCTGATCTTAAAGCACACCCTACTTTCTTGGCTGACCTGATTACTCAAGCTAAAGATCACATTAACACCTTAACGCCTGCACAACTTGCAGCAGCTAAAGCCCAAGAAGAGCTAGAAAACTGGAAACAAAGCTGTGAGGAAGCTGAGCATGCAGGTGACCTTAATCAATTAACTGAGTCGCTTGATAAAGAACACATGTATTACCAGAACATGCGCCAAACAATGTTAATGAGAGCTAAAGCATTGAATTGCACGTTTGATAAACAACGTGGCACTTGGATTAGTCCCCCTGAATTTAACGGCATCTCAGATCAACAAAGAGACGAACTTCAAAACTTTATTGCTGAACGTGGCCTAGACGTAAAAACAGTATGTGAGCACTTAGGTATCGATGCCCTTATTCAAATTGAAGCAGCAAAACTTAAGGCAGTTAAACAAGACATTGAAACATTAGCTAAAACGGGGATGACAGCATGAATAATCTAATCACTGCAGCTGAAGCATTTGCAGCTCTTCAAAAAGGTAAAACTGTTCTATGTCGCCCTATTGGAGACATGTTGGACTTTTCTGACTTAGATCAATTCCCCGCTTCTGTTTTTGGTAAACCGGGTTTTGAATTCTGCATCAAAATCGAAACTATTGAGCTGGCTGGCATTACATTCACAAAGCCATTAACTATTGATGAGTATGAAGAAGGTCAAAATGTTTTTGTAATCAACACATATTTACCTTCCATTTATAACGTTGGATTTAAAACTCCTGCACTCATTGAAGCAATTAATAGTGGTTTTGTTCAGCGTGATGCTGAAAATGCCAAGCTTCAATTAAAAGCTTTTTCAAAAGCACTCGGTATTGAAATCAACAATGATTTAAGTGTTATTCGTCTTGGTGAGGAACCTAAAAAACAGAGAGGCAAAAAATCAAAAGCAGAAAAGCCTATTGAAGTTATTTCTGCAGAAACTCAACCAACAATTGTTATTACCGAACAAACAAATGTCACCACATCTGAGGATCTATTAATTCCAGAAACTAACGAGCCGAAAGTAGATCCTGAATATCAGAAGGCATTAGATGCCCTTCTTCAGCGTGTAAAAGAATCAAAAACACCTGAAGAGGTAAATGCAGTTTATCGATATACCCGTACGTGGAATGACAAACAAATGGAACCTCTCCTACTTGCCACTCACAAGCGACTTGAAGAGCTCGAAAAATCAAAGGTACCTGCAAATGAACCGCCTTCATTAATGGTCCAGATCCAAAACGCACCAGACCTTACAACACTGGATGCTTTGGAAATAGATGTAGCAGCACGTGATCCGCTAATTCAACCAAAGCTAATGGGGTATGTGAGAAAACGCCGCTATGAATTAGAAAATGCGGCATCAAACGAACCTGATTATTTACTGGAGGAACCTTTCTAATGTCGAAACAAACTACTCCAGAGTTTCTTTTCGAGCCAAAGCTGCTTCCAATGCAGCTTTTCGAAAAGTTCATTGTGTTCAACGTAAATGCCGGGTATCGCGGGAAAGGTACACCGCATGGCGTGAACTTAATTAAAGGTAATAAAGCCACCCTTTCAGTAAGCAACGAAGGTGTGATGAACAAAGCAGCTCAAGAGCGATACAAGCTAATGCTTTTGAAGTATTTCAAAGAAGGTCGCTCAGCAATGGATGAGCTTGATCATGAAGTTAAACGTATTTATAGAATGGTGGCGTGAATGCTAAAAGATTTGAGAAATCTTTCTGAAAAAGAACAGCAAGAATATTTGGATCGTTTCATTATGGCTAATGAAGAGCAAAAATTCCCCCAAGAAGTTGTGGCGCTTTATTTAGATTGCTCACCATGGACATTAGCCAGAATGCGTTGTGATCAATCATCACTGCCTTTTTCGAAAATTGGAAGACGTGTTTCATATAAAAAGAAAGACGTTTTAAAGTATGAGCAAAGCAGGACTGTGCTTAATACAGCGCAACTTGCAACTGTATAAGGATTCAGTTAAGAAATAATTGTAGTTTCCATGATAAATATTGGGTGACAAATAATTAAAATTGCAAAAAGTTTTAGTTGACACTTTTCAAAATTTGCAATAAATTTTGATTACCCAAATCTCTTTAGGACTTAATTATGGATTTATCGAAGAATCCCCCTCCAAGCTATTATGATGCATCACTGAATGATGAAACATTAAGCTTTTTTGCTAACCATATGCTAGAAGTTTTTTCACAAACTACTCAAGATCTTAGTAGAAAAGATGATGATAATTACACTATCAGTTGTGCAATTTTTGGAAGATGCCGTAATAGGTTTGCTCGTGAAATTCGTAGTGGCAATGCCCCATCTCCAACATATTTAGAAGATTCTTCAAATAAATTCACCTTTAAAATTGGAAACACACCTGGTATCCGTTTTTTTAAAGAATCTGATCATTTAAAACCGAAAAGACCAAACTTTTTTAAGCAAAGTTACAATCTAGAATTATTTGAATCTGATTCAAAAGTTCCTGTTTTTTGGCGATTCATTTTGGTTCCAGCTAAAACTGATGACGAAGAAACATTTATCGCTTTTGTTGGTTTTAACCAGAAATTACAGCCGATTACAGCTTGGACATCTAATAAGACTTCTAGATTTATTTTTGATCCAGCGGCTATATTGCCAGAACCAGCAGAATTGAAACGCTATAATATTGATGATCTATTAGCTGATGATGATTTAGATGATGCAAGCGGAATCAAGTAAACCTTCAACAGCAAATAGGCAAAAGTTGATGAGAAAATGAATACTTATTTTAATGGTCTAGAATTGCGGCTCTTACGTCAATTTAATCATTTGTCTTTAGAGGACTTATCAATTCATGTTGGTAAGTCACGCCAATTCTTGCATAAAATTGAAATGAACCAAGTTGTTCCTACACCTGATTTAATTGATGTACTTAGCAACTTCTTCAATGTAAAAACGGATATTTTTTACAGTTCTCATCCGATTTTACAAGAAGAACAAATCAATTTTCGAAGCAACAAAACTGCCAAAATTTTTACAAAGCAATCAGTGATCGCTCAGGGTGAATATTTAAAAAGGTTAGTAGAATTTATAGAGGCAAATTTAAGGCTCCCTAAGTATTCAATACCTTCTGTTGAATCTGTAAAGAATTTTCAAGATATTGAAAATGCTGCGCTTCAATTTAGAAAATATTTTAATTTAGGGTTGGGACCTATTAGCGATATGACTCAATTAACTGAAATGCTTGGAATTTTTGTAACTACTTTTCCAAGTGTTTCAAGCGAAGTCGATGCTCTTTCTATTGCATCTAAAAGACCAATCTTTGTTAATAACGAAATTAGTAGTACTTGTCGCCAGCGTTTTAATTTAGCTCATGAATTAGGACATCTTGTACTACATGATGGTTGTGTTACAGGTGACACTCTCACTGAGTCGCAAGCGCATCGATTTGCTAGTGCTTTACTTATTCCACAAGAAATGATGATTTCTCATTTCCGTAATTGCTTTAATGGTAGATTTAATTGGAATAAATTAAGTGAGATGAAAACAAATTGGAAAATAAGTAAGGCAGCTTTGCTCTATAGAGCTAAATCTTTAGATCTTTTAAATGAAACAAGTTATCGTAGTGGCTTTATTCATTTGAAGCGTACTGGTGAGGCTATTTTAGAATCAGAAGATCATGAAATACCTAAAGAAGTTCCAACTTTACTAAATACATGTTTCAAAGCTTTAAGTAAAAAAGGAATTTCAGCAATTGATATAGCTAATGAATTAAATATATCTCTAGATCTATTAAATAAAATTACGCAATTAGATTTACAGCCACAAAATCCTTCTAAACTTAAATTAGTTATTTGATTAAAGGCGGTTTAGACCGCCTTTATTTCTTTTAATCTTTCTGCCCATACAGATTGATAATTAAAGCAATCAATCTTACCTTGATACACCGCTTCAATCATGTTCATTGAAGCTCTTAATTCCTCATCTGGAATTTGAACATATCCACCTGTCACATCAATTCTTGGTTTAGCCGTGTGATTAAGAAGTCTTTTTGTCACATAAATATTAAATCTTAAAAGGTTGCATATAGTGGCAAATGTACGGCGGAAATCATGCATTGAAACGTAATAGTCAACTTCTTTACCCACTCTATTCAATAATGTATCTACCTTAGTCGCATGCATATTCCACGAAGTAGGCATCTTAGTAGCTGGGAAAACCCAATCGTTTTCTCTTAATAACCAACGTTCACGCAAAATACTGTGTAGATGATCACCAATAGGAAAAGTATGATCTGAACCATTTTTGGTATCTCTAAAAGTTAAAGTACCATTTTTAATATCTACATCAGCCCACTTTAAGCAACATGCCTCCTGTTTACGGCATCCCGTATACATGCACATCAATACGATATCCCGATGCGTGTTTGACCTAGCAGTATTTTCCAGATTCAACTCATCTTCATAATGAAGCACCGCATTGTAATATTTGTGAATGATGTCTTTATGGAGATGTCTATCCCTACTTGCTATTTTATTCCAACCTCTGGTTACGGAAATAATGTCAACTGGATTACTTTTAAGAATCGGGTTCTCATCTGTTGAATAAAGAACATGAATATACTTCCATAAGGTACCTAAAAGAGATACAGCACCATTTGCTGACGACTCACTTACTTCTGATACCTCAATAAATCGATCCAGTACTTCTTGCTTAGATATCTGGAAAAGCTTTTTGTTGCCCCACCCCAAATATAAATCAAAGTACTTACGGTACTGCCTAATTGTTTTTGGTCTAAAGTCATTTCTATCAATATAAATTTGAAGAGCTTCATTCACTGTAATATCTAAAGGATTAGCAACATTCTTTAATTTGATAGGCTTTTCAAATTCATTGTTTGAAATTTTCGCCAAAATCATCTGAGCTTTTGCTCGAGCATTTGTTGCAGGAATATCGGTAGTTTTACCAATTGTCACTCGATAGAGTTCACCTTCATGCCTCCTTTCAACAATATAAGTTTTACTTTTATTAGTTACCCGAACAGCAAAACCGATCAGTTCTGCATCTCTATATATTTTTTGACCTTTTTCAGTTAATGGAATAGCATCAACAGTAGATTTGTTGAGTTTCAT